CAGGAGTGGATGGAAAAGGCGCCGACGATACGCGTCCAGCACAACGGCCAGCGCGACCCAGCCGGCTCGGGAATCAAGCTGGAGATCAACCGGGACGGTGACGGTGCACATTGGGTCAAGGGGGTCGTAGACGAACCTGTCGCCCAGCGACTGGTACGCAAGGGGCACCTGCGGGCGTTCAGTGTCGGTGTTGCCGCACCCGTGATCGAGCGAGACCTGACCGGCAAGGCGCGGGGCGGGATCATAACGGGCGGCCGGATCGTGGAAGTGAGTCTCGTGGACTCCCCGGCGAACAGGTCGTGTTTCCTTGAAGTGGCCAAGGCCGCTGCTGACGGCAGCCCCGAGTTCACCGGCAGGCTCTCTGCCCCAGACGACGTGCTGGCCAAATTCGCCGAGCCCGAGCAGGACAAGGGCGTCACTGTCACGCTGCCGAAGAACATGAGCTTGTCGGTGAAGCCTTCGGATCTCGCCAAGCTCGCGACGTTCAAGCAGCGGCTGACCGCCGGCAGCATCACGCCCCCTGCCATCACGAAGACCCCGGCACCGGATGCAGCGAAAGCGGTCACGGACGCTGACAACCCGGAACTGACCGCAGTCAAGACGGCTGAGGCGGCTGTCTACAAGCGGGATGTCGACACCGCGACCCGCCGCAGGCTCGCCGGGGAAGGCAAAGCTCTCCCCAACCTGTCCTACCCGATCGAGAACACTGAGGATCTGCAGAACGCCGCGACCCTGGCCCGGTCAGGCCACGGCGATGTCAGTGCCGCGAGGCGGCTGATCAGCCGCCGGGCACGCGACCTCAAGGTCCCGAACCCTCTCAAGGGCAAGAAGGGGAATGCCACCAAGGCCGCTGAGCCGCAGGTCACCAAATGCGGTGCGTGCAACGACTCAGGCATGGCTGACGGCAAGCCCTGCACGGAGTGCAAGAAGGGGAAGAAGGCTGGTCGGCGCGCTGAGAAGACCGCTGCCAAGGCCGCGCTGACCCTGGCCGCCGCCCCAGATGCGGAGAAGAAGTCCAAGGTCATGTGCGGCGGCTGCGGTGCCCGGCAGAACAGCAAGCACGCCATGTGCTCCGAATGCGGCCGGCCGATGACCGGAGCGATGGGCGTTGAGAAAAACCACGACTACACCTGCCTGGGCTGCGGGAAAGCCCTCGACAAAGGTGAGAAGCACTGCCCTGGCTGCGGCCGGGAGAACCCTGGGTACAACCCAATGGCCGACCACAAGATCCCCGCGAACGCGGACAAGGCTGCGGGCAGCGGAGCAGACAAGGGGCGTGTGACCAAGCGGAAGAAGTCGCAGGTCAAGGGCGGAAAGAAGCGGGACAAAAAGGAGGACAGCAGCGACGGCGCATTCGGAGGGAAGAAGTCCCCGCCCTTCGGCGCCAAGGACGAGCCGGATGAAAACGGCAAGAAGCCGCCGAAGGCAGAGAAGCGCCGCAAGGGGAAGGGCAAGGGCCGCTCCCCGGCCGAGGGCGTCACCAGCCAGCACACCGAAGGCCTCCCGCCGCACCGCGAACCCGACGGCGCACCGGTTGAGGAGTTCGAGAAGGACACCCGCCTCGAGGATGGCGACGAACACCAGGAGATGGCCGCCGCCATGCGGCACAAGGCCCTGGTGGCTAAGGGACTGTCCCGCGAGGACGCACTGCTGCACGACCTGACCTGCCCAGCGTTCAGCAGCGCCGCCCTGGCGAAAGCGTTCCCGTACGAGTCGCTGGCCACAGTGAACACCGACGCGTGGCAGGTCAAGGCACTGGATGCCGCCGCGACCGCGGAGTTGTCGCAGGCGGGCAAAGCGATGCAGCTGTGGCAGCATGCGTGCACGCTCAAGGGCACCGACACCGAGTTGGCGCATGACCTGCGCGAGGAGGCTCACCAGGCTTTCCGCAAGGCCAACAAGGCGTTCCGTGACGCCACTCCCGGGCCCGGTTCGTTCCCCACACCAGGGCACGTCACGCCGCAGCAGTTCCGCAGGCCGTACCTCAGCGAAGGCCACGCCGCCCCGTCGCCGCAGCACAAGGGACCGCACTCGTTCGGTGTCCCCGAGGGCCAGCCGTCCGCAGAGGACTACACCCGGGACCTGATCACCGCCGGGCACGCCGCTGACTCCCCGCAGAACGACACACCCCGCCACGAGCCCCAGCCCGCGCCGTCCACTCCTGGCCGGCCGGACCGGGTCTACTACCGGGGCACGATGCGTGACAACGCCCGGCAGGCGATGACCGCGATGCACGACCACATCGCCCGCGTCTTCCCCGACGTGTGCCCGATGAGCCCGGAACTGGGTGGCACCCAGAAGCCCGCGCCGCCCGTGCCTGAGGGCGTTGGCGGCCCGGCCCCGCGGCGCTCAGCCAAGACACAGAAGGCAGGGACGAGGAAGAAGGCGAAGACCGTGACCCGCAAGCGCCGCACCCCCGAGCGGAAGACCCCGGGCGGGAAGCCCGCTGCCGTGGCGAAGGCCGCATCCGTGCCAGCGCCGCCTGCGGCGCTCAGCCCCGACGTGATCAAGGCCATGGTCACCGAAGCCAACGCGCCTCTCCTGGAGCGCATCGCCGCGCAGGACAAGACTCTCCGCAGGCAGCGGAAGGCTCTTGACGCGATCGCTTCCCAGCCTGACACCTCCCAGGCCCCCCTCCGCGGGGTGGCTCTCACCAAGGCTTCTGCGGCGCCGGCGGCTCCGCAGAGCGTGGCCAAGTCTGCGGAGCAGGCCCAGGCCGCGCAGCTCCAGATGCTCCACCACGAGTGGCGCAACAGCCCCGACCCGGTGCAGCGGGAAGCTGCTTACCGGGCACTCACAACCCAGCTAGGAATCAGTCCCGTGCCATCCCAGACGTAAACAGCGCCGCGCCGCGAAAGCGCGGCGAGACGATGAAAGGAGCCGTGTGGCGGCTCTACTTGAAGCAGAGAATCCGGCCCCGGGCATCACCGGACAGGTGGCAGCCCAGGCCGAGCGCGAAGCCGGCCGGTACTTCCAGTCCGGATCCGGCGAAATGATCAAGGGCCGGATGCCCGGCCTCGTGAAGGGCGCCGGATTCATCGGCGAAGGCGGCAACGCGCCGCTGACCAACCACACCGACATCATGACCCGCGCCTCCCAGGCATCCCTGGACCTGCGGCTGGCCACCTACGAGGGCTTCCGCAACAAGTCCGCCGTGGTCGGGTCACTCAACCAGGGATGGCTCAACGAGCGTGGTGCTCTTAAGACCGCACTGACTACCCCGAGCATCATGGATCAGCTCAACGGGATCGTCAGCCTGATCCCAGGCGGCGCTGAGGCCCTCAAGGAATACGCCGCGAAGTCCTTCACGGCTGGGAACCTGGGGATTGGCTCGGTCTACGGTAATACTCCGTCGTTGGGCGGCTCCGCAGAGTGATCTGCGGATGTGAACGGCACTGCCCGGGGAACGCCTCCGCTCATCGGTGAATCCCGGTCGTCCCTGATGCCCAGGGGCGCGTAGAGACTGTACGTGCCGCCTCTGTGACGGACGCTTGCTGCGGGGCATTGCGCAGCTACGGCCGCAGAGGGTGAGACAGTCCGACCACGCAGGATGGCAAACTGCGTGAGGCGCACGGAAACGATGCGCCCGCTCGCTGTACGTAGGCGAGAGGTAACAGTTTGTGTCAACCTCCTAGCACCGAGCCGGTTGATCTACCCGGTTTATACCCTTTACCGCAACAAGTTCCCTCGGCCTCCCGGTCAGGGCGCTAGTGTCATCGAGCGCCTGTTCACCGGCATCTCCGGTTCGCAGACCGGCGGCCAGGCCGTGCTTGACGTGTCCATTCCCGAACTGGTGACCCAGGGCGGCACCTTCGGCTCCTGGCCGCTCAACCTGCCAGGACCGGGGTCACAGACCGAGGTCACACTCAATGTCCCGTTTAAATTTTTCGGGATCACTGAGCAGCTGTCCTGGCTGGCGCAGTTCGCGGGCCAGGGCTATGAGGACATCTCAGCCCTCGCGAACCTGATCATGCTTCAGGAGATGATGCTGGGCGAGGAGTACATGATGATCGCCGGCACGTCGGCGAACCTGACTGCTCCCTCTGCCCCGACCTGCACCGTCCGCAGCGCGCAGTCGAACGAGACTGCGCTGTCGACCACGATCGCGAACGTCTACGTCGCGGCCACGAACTACTTCGGCACCACCGCTGTCTCCTCGGCGACTGCGGTGACCGTGAGCGCGGGCCAGGTCGTGGACGTGACCATCTCCCCGGTTGCCGGGGCAACGCAGTACAACATCTGGGGCTCGAACTCGGGTGCCACGACCTACTACCTGCTGGCGACGTGTGGTGGCGTGAAGTACACGCTGCAGAACGGCACGCTGCCGGCGTCCTCAGCGCAGCCGACCACGGACTCGGGGACGGGCAAGGGCACCCGGATGGAGGGCGTCATCCCGACGCTCACTGGTGTGTCGTCCGCGAACGGGGTCTACCCGTCTGGCTGGCAGGGTGGTTACACCAACCTTGGGGTGGGTTACCACCTGAACTACAACACGATCTACACGGCGGTCAAGGCGCTGTGGGACAGCACCAGCACGTCGCCGGGTGCGTTCAAGGCCGACCCTGCTGAGATCATCAGCAGCGGCAGCGATGTCGCGAACCTGTCGCAGGACGTGATCAGCCAGGGCACTGGCACTAACTACGAACTGTTCATCAAGCAGGGCGAAGTCGGCGATGTCACGGTCGGCGCGGCCGTGTCGCAGTTCCAGAACCCGCTGACCCGGTCGATCATGAAGATGATCGTTCACCCGTTCTACCAGCAGGGCAACGCTGAACTGCTCAGTTACCAGCTCCCGCAGTCGTGGACGAATGTCGCGAATGCGTGGGAAA